CGGGTCAGCACTGCGTTCTTCTCGCCGAGCGACGAAACATAAAGACCCAAGGCGATCAGGATGCCTATGAGTTGACCCACGAGCACAGTCGTTTGCAGCGGTGTCAGGGATTGCTTTCTTGCGGGAGCCATTATGCTGGACACCCGCCGTCGATGGCATTTGAGACCGTGAAATAATGTCTGCCGTCAATCTGTGTCACGACAACACATGTGCCAGTTTGAATTGGTTCAAATGTGAAACCAGCGGGAATGTTGGTGTGCGTAACGCCCGGACCGTTTTTAGTTCCGCTTGCCTGCTGCAAGGATTCCACTGTGTTGAGCGCATCATTCTCATCAGCATTGGCTGCCGCTGAAAATATGTATGTTGTTGGAGCACACACAGCCTGCTTTACTTTGTATAAAAATCTGCGTGATGCGATCAGTGTGGTTCTTCCAGTAATGATTCCGACATATGTTGCCATATTGCCGTTGCTGCGTTTCCTACTGCGCCCATCATTCGCAGGCGATCTCTCATTCGCCTTGTTGGCGATCTTGTTCCAGCCCCGAGTCGACATCGGGCCAAAACCTTTTCGGATATTTGGCTTGATGTCCATGATTAGGTGTACGCAATTCCGAGCGTAGAGAATGCAGTTGTCAAAGGAAACGGCTGCACCCAATACACATGCGTCGCATGCGAGATGTTTGTGCTTGAAACCGCCGCGTTTGTCGCTGGCTCGTGCTTCACATTTCCATCCTTGTCTCGCAACGCCTGCTGACGCATGTGGAAGGTGTACGGATCATGAGAGAATTGGTAGTTGACTTCGTATGTGTTCGGGCCAATGCGACTGGTCGTGGATCCAGTCAGGACGAGCGAACCTGTATCACAAATATATGTATTGCCAGTCGCGCCAAAGGTGTACCCCGCGCTATTTCTTTTGCCGACAATGCTTGCGATCGTCGCATACGCGGGTCGTCCGTAAATCACATTGCGCACGCTGATATTGATGACCGTTTGAATGTTTGAAATCGGTTCGCCGCTGGTGTCCATTGGAGATCCCGCAACATCGTCAGCGTCATCAGGATCATTTCCGTATGACAAAATATTCAATGAGGATCCCGATCTCCAGATGTCTACAATATTCGTGGTGATGCTGGTTTCGATTGCGGTGAAGCCCTGCTCCGTTTCTGTTTTTACATCTATGGCAGTTGCGGCTGCACCATCGCCAGTAGTGGAGTCAAACGAAAATACGACATTCCATATTTTGTCCATGCCATCGCCCACTGGCGAATAAGTTGCGGACACGAATCGCATGTACGCGGCCATTGAAGCGTCATCGCCAGCTCCAAATACTTGGTAATTAACAGGTGAAATTGCCCCCGACGCAATCGTATATACGCTGACCGCCGCATCTGCGTCATCCCGCACGAGATAAGACTGTGTCCCGCTCCAGCGGCCGCGATCGTATGTCGCCTGGCGTTCGCGCTTTGTCCATACAAGAGCCATTATGTAACTCCTCCCATTGTCTTGAGTGTCTTGTCAACCGAATCCATAGTTTTCTTTAGTTCGATGGCGTTGCTTAATGTCTTTTGCGCAAGTGCCATCTCTTGACTTTTGGAGAAGTCTTGCGAGCCGGCGACCTTGATCGATCCAATTGCGGAGTCGACTGTTGCCATGTTGTTCTTAGAAAGATCTAATACATCTTTCTGAGATTGCTCAATGGTTTGGTCGTTTACTTCTCTTGCTTTTATAGCATTTTTTATATCATCTTCTGCCGTCTTGGCTTTAATTTCTGCCATTTCCTTTTCTGTTTCTATGCGTTTTTCAGTTGCCTTTAATTGATCATAAGCGGCAATCGCTCTTTCCTTTTCGGCTTTCATTAGTTGCGGCAAAGCGTTTATGCGCTCAATTTCAATGTCACGCTCAGACATTGTGATGTGCCTCAAGTCTGTTTCTATTTTTTTAATTTCCTCTAATGATGTCAATCTTTTAGCGTGAAAAAATTCATATGCCTTGTTGGATTTATCTATTCGCTCTTTTTCCTTTTCGGCTTTTTCTTTTGTTTGTTTGTTTACTACTTCTGCATCTGCGGCTTCACGCATTTTTTTAATGCGATCAAACTCAATTACATTTTGTTGGTTTTTCGCAGCCTCACCTCGGGATGCAATTTGCGTATTTTCTTGACTCATTGTGCCGCCCGATACAGCGTCAACACCAGCGGCGATCAATCTTCCCAAAGCACCCGCAATAGGGATGCTCTCTAAATTCTGCACTATGGTTTTACCTAGTGCCTCAATTGCGCCGCCAAATCCCTTGATTGATCCGTCTTGAAACCCTTTGACCATATCGTCGGCAATTTTTAACCCCGCGTCGATTGCGCCAATCACGCCAAGATTTTTTAGCAATCCACCCGCAATGTTCTTCATCTGCTTCGCATTGATCTTTTCAATGCTTGCGGCAATCCCGCCGCCGCTTTTCTTTGCGGCATTCTCAGCGGCTTTCATGCCTTGCACGAATGGGTCGGGATTCGCGTAAAGATCGACCGTCATCTTTCCTTGGATTGAACCCATTACTTGATCCCTCTTTCGCGCTTGAGTTTTTCAATCGCCTGTTGCGGAGTCTGCTTTGGCTTGTCGACATACGCCATGAAATCCTGCGGGCTGAATGACTGTGATCGACTCGACCTGTGCGCGTTGGCGACAGTCGACGCAATAATGCCCGCGCCAAGATCAGCACGCTGGCGTGAATCGAGGCATCCAACAATGCCTTGATATTCAATCCATTCTTGGAGTTCTCGTGAGGACATTCGATCTCCTAATTCGGCAACAGTCATTTTCAATTCAGCCGCAAGCATGAACATGAACATGCGTATTCCGTTGCGGCTTCTCAGTTTTTTTCGAGTTCCTCTGCGTCCTTTGCGCCAAGGCCCGAAAGGTGCTGGCAGTGCTCGTACAACTTGTCGATCACGGATGCGGGCATTGATCCCACTTCCGCAATCTCCGCATCTGTGAACAAGCGCACGCCAGCCTCGTCAGTAATACACCTGACGACGAGGCTGGCGCGGATGTTCTTCACGCCCTTCTTCACATCTCTTTCAGAAAAAACAAATTGTTCCCACAGGTCCCGTTCCGAGGCCGTCAGACCACGAAGCGATACAAGTCCGTCGATGCCCGCAACTTTGACAGTGGCGGTCGGGATTTTGAGAGCGAGTAGTTGTTCTCTGATTGACATGGTGGCTCCTGATTAAGCCGTGCCGGTGATCGTGTATGCGCCGCTGCACTTGATGGTGAACGATGCTGTTAACACTGCATCTAGACCCGCTTTGACGCTGAGAGATGTGACGATGCCGATGCCAGTCACCTTGGTCGATGTTGAATTTGCAACAGCACCGAACACAATTTCAAAACTTTGCTTGAGACGGCTAGTGAGTCCCGCTTGCAAAACCAAGATGCCAGCGTCGTCAGAGTCGTAATTCACCTCTGCGCTGATGGATCCTGGCTCAAGCAAACCAGCTTGATAAATCTTAACCGCTGAACCAAGTGAAGTGGTTTCGATGGTGCTCTGAGCCACGCCATCAAATGAGAGCGAGGTGATTTCGCCAATGGTTGTGAGTCCACTGGTGACTACTGTGTCTTGCGCATTCGCAGCATTTGCAAGTATTTTGAATGTAGATCCGTAACTAATTAACTGAGCCATGTGATTATTCTTTCTGTGTTATGGCTGCGATCCGTCAGTTAACGCAACTGGAGAAGGAGCCGATGCTGTGTAATAAATTTTCAGAGTGACGCTGCAAACAAACGCACCGAGTTCAGTGCCTTCGCTGCCAAGGTCGTAATTCATGTTTGTGCCATCGATGCGAATGCTTTGTATTTTCATCGGGCTGTTTGTCGATGTCGCAAGCGTTCCACTCGCCGCGTAGAGATCGACCCGGACACTGTCAGCAATGTTGGACGCGCTGGCGAGTGACGAGTGCACGCAGTCAACATTCACTGTGGCGACCCGCATGCGATCTGCACCAACCAAAGTCGGGCTGACCGTGTCATCGCTTTGAGAGGTGACGACAATGAACGGCATCGCAGTTGTTGGCCGCACGAACGACTGGAATATCTTTGTCGCTGAACCCAACGCCGTGATCACGGTCGGAGATTGTTGCAACGCAAGATGAATGGCTTCTACGAATTTCATCGTGCCGCCTTGTTCATTTCTTTTGCGATGCGAGCAAAGACCTTGTCGAGTCCGTATCCGATGTCCGCAGTGAATTTGGCGTTAATTGTCGCGCCGTACATTTGGAAGAACTTGCGGAACACTTGCCAGCCTTGGTAGGCGCGTGATGGATCCTTGTAGCGAGCGTGCTCAATGAGCCAGGAATTCTGCGTCTTGCCCCATATGCGTGCCCACACAGTCGCCTTGTTCTTGCCGATTTCTTTGGGGATGATCCTGTGGCTGTAGATGTTGTGCGCAATCCGAAGTCGGCTCTCTTTGATCGGATGGATCGGCTGATGCTTCTTCGCACGCCAGCGCCACGACTTCTGCGCGTCGGTCTGATTCTCGTCGTTCTTGCCGACATAAGTGCCGTACATGCTTGCGAGTTTGCCTCGCGGGGCAGTCAACGCCTTGACCTCTGCCTTGCGCAAGACCTTGTAGATGTCGTCGCTGCGCATGGTCTTCATCTGATCAAGGAACTGATCTAAGCCCTTGATGATCTTGCCGCTGCTCGACATTACGCAACCTCTCTGCATTGCATGATGAGTGTGTGACCCGCTGACTTGTAATCAACAATTGACACGATCTCGAATGTGGTGCTGAGTGTCGTGCCGCTTGTACCCCGACTCACGCTTGCGGTAAATCGGTCAGTTGCCGCAATGCCGGGGTAGAAGTTGGTTGTGATCTGATGCGTGACCACTTGCGACAGCATGGCGTGGTTGGTTCGTTCAACCGCGCTTGAGTCTTTGATCTCGCCGAAGATTGTGTCGCCAGTGGTGTAGGTGTATGTCGGTGTGCCGAACGACCCGATGGTCTCGGTGCGGGTCTTGATCACAAGCGGAGTCCGCATCATGCCGCTGTTCATTGGTACTCACCCGACTTGTATTGAGCGATCAAAGCCTTGATCGTGCCGGGAACTTCGTACTGTTGACCTGGCGCCAAAGTGGCTCGGTAGTCGTAGAGCGTCGAGCACTGCATCAGGATGGCGTGCTTGAGTGCGATTGGGATCGCAGTTGCACTGGAGCCGTGACCAGCCACATAGACAACTGTGACAACGCCTGCGCCGCCGCCGACGAGTGACGGCCATGACTTGCCGTCTAGTAATTGAATGCGTCCAATGCCGTTGTATGACTTCACGGTGTAGTCGGTTGACGCTGAGAGCGTCTGCGTGTTGCCCGCTGTGTCGACATACTGCACGCTCGTCACGCTGACTAGCGGCGAGCGCGGCAGTGCGATCTCGTAGCCCGAGCCGTTGTAGACCTCGCCGCTCGAGCCTTGCACAAGCGTGTTCTGCGGGAATGCGTCGTAGACCGATGTGAATGTCGTGTTGGGGATTGCGATGCCGCAATAGTTCTCGATCATCATGCGGGCTGTCGTAATGACTGATGTCGACCCGCTGGTGCTGGCGGCTAGGTAGGTGTCGTCAAGCGAGTGGAATATGCGCAGATGCGCCTTGGCTTGCGCAGTGGTGATCGGCTCGAAACTCGGAGCGGTCGTGATCGTGGTGTTGACTCTCATCGCGGTGTCGCTCCCTTCTTCACAGCTTTGCATGGCACGGCCCGCGAGCAGCACTGCACATCGTCGGAGTCGGCACGCTCGGCGTAACCGAGTGCGAGCCACTCGATCGCTGTGCGCTCGTCGACGGCGACCACTTCGCCCGGCGCGTGAACGCCAGTCGCTGTCACAACTCCTTGGATCATCTTCACATTCGGCATAAATCCTCGACTCGCATTTCTGCGAGCCGAGGGTGATTTCAATTCAGTTCAGTGATTAGACTGCGCAAGCAAGAACGCTGAATGCAGATGGGAGAGTCACAGCAAAATCGCAACGCGTCGTTGCGATGTATCCAGTTTGCGAATTCACCGCAAACAATTCTTTCAAGACGCGCATGCTGTATGAACCGCGTTCTGCGAGTACGGAATAGTTTCCGAAGTCGCCGATCACGCCGATCTTTGCAGTCGTCGCAACTACTGGCATCGCGGCAGATGCGTAGACAGGAATACCCATCAATCGATCAGGCTCGCCAAGTGCGCCTGAGTTTTGCCAAAAGTAATTCACAGTGCCAGCAAGTGAGCCGAGTTGGCGCAACTTGCCGAGTGTCGCATCGTGAACCAAGATGCTGGCATTCGTGCGGTATTGACGAGGCAGTGAATAAACCCAATCAATCACTTCAGCGGCTGTGAATGCACTGTTTGACGCAGTCGTCTTGCCAGTGCTGATGCCAGCGCCTGAAGACAGCAGAGGATTCTGCGGGCCGTTGCTGACGGAAGCAGTTGCACAGAATGCTGTTTCTTCCGCTTGCGCAAACATACGAGCGAATTGCTCGGTGAGAATTGACTCGATGCTGAAGCCGGGGCCACGAGCAGGAGCGTCTTCTGCGAGTTCGTTCGATACCTTGACGAGTGCCGTCAACTTCGCTGGTGTCAGTGTGACCTTTGCGTAGGTTGGCGAAACATCCGCAATCGTGCCCGCTTCCGCGGCCCAACTTGCAGAACCAGTGGTCGACTCCACGGCCCATTCTCGGGCGTATGAGCCAATGGTCACAACTTTGGTCAGTTGACGAATTGCTGTCATCGTCTTGAGTTTGGTGGTGATCGCATTGTGAAACTCAAGTGGTGGCAACACTGTGCCGCCTGAAGCCTCGCTGATTGCGCGGATCTCCATTGGGTTGGTGTATTCACCGTTGCGAAGATATGAACCCCAAGCGTTGCGATATTCCTCTGTCTCGGTGTTGCGTGCAGACTTGTTGCTTGCATTCTCGATGCCAGGCAGATTGCGAACCTGCTTAGGAGCCTCGGGAGCCTCTGCCTTAAAACCCGCGCCAACATTCATCAGTTCGTCACTGCGTTGTCGTTGCGCTGTGAGTGATGCGTATTGCATCTTCAACGCGCTGTACTTCGCTTCAAGAGCGTCCGACATGCCTTCGCCGCTATCGTTAGCGTCGTCGCACATCTTCTTCATTTCGGCGTACACAGCGCCCATCTTTTCTACTAGTGCCTTGTATCCACTATCGTTTGCCATGATAAAAATCCTTCTTGTTGTGTCGAGCGAGAGTCGATTACCTCAACGCTGAGGCAACAGACACGCACGCTCGACGGTGAATGTCTGTGAAATAATTCTTATCCACGCAAGAGATTGAAAACTCCTTGAGTGTTCATAATGTTTCCGCTGGCGCGCACCGATGCGACAAATGCTGTTTGTCCTGTTCCTGCGTAAGTTTCGTCGTATCGAGTGACATTGAACCCGCCGAAATTGAGCGCGAGCATGTACTGTGTTGGATCGAAGAAATGATATTGAACAGATCCACTAGTTGCAATTCCAGTCGCATCGATCGGATACCAAATCATTGGCAAGCCGTTAAAAGTATTGCCAAATGATAGTGCCTGATAAATTGTGCCTTCGCTTGCAATATTTATCGCCGCGTATGTGTTCAAAATCATTATTGATCGTCTGAAGTTTGCGTATGTAATGAATGGTGGACTTGCACCTCCACCATTCATGATTGCGCGGAAAATGGCTTGGCTTGTTATTGAACCCGCTGCGCCACCCAAAATCTGCGAACGCGAATAATTGGTTGCGGCTGTGACGCTACCTTGACACGCGCCGCTTCCACTTCCAACAAAGATTTGATCGTTGATTGTTGTGATCAATTTTGCGATGAGTTGTCGCCTGATCAAATCCTCAACGCTTTGCGCGGCCTCTGAATCTTCCAAAAGTTCAGTTGAGACACGAAGCCAAGAGGTCACTTTCTTGAGCGAGTAAGTTGCGGCAGTCGCAACAAACTTTGACGATGCAAGTGCCATTGTGCTGTCTTCTGTTCCGAGAGACGCTTCCGAAACATTTGTATTCACGCTTGGAACTGCGCTGACGATTGGCTGCGAGAATGTCGTTGTCGTGTTGATGACATTGACCTTGCTCATAATCGCGTCTTCTTTGATTGTCTCTTGGACAAACTTTGTCCAACTGGCAGGCACGAGCGATGCTCCACCTGATCCAATGCTGATTGCGCGGGCTTCAACATCCGTCAAAGAATTGAGGCCCTTGCGTAGATACAAGTTGTAAATGTGGCTGAAATCTTCGCCGCCACGGTCGAGTTGTTTATTGTTCATAGTTCAAACTCCTTGCGTGTAAAAGAAAACACGCGGTCAAAATGCGGAAGGTCAAGTACGCTTTTGAACCTGCGTGCTCTCGGGGAGTTCGCGGAAGTCCACTCTCGTGATCGATCAGCGTCTGGCACTGTCGGTCGAGGATGTATTCAGTTATGACCCCATTATCGCAAACGAATTTTCGCTCGCAAGGGGTCTAGATCAAAATTGTGGAGGCAGATAGATCTTTCGCTTCTTGGCTTTCGGTTGCTCGGCTCGGGCTTCGACGCTGGTTGCGGGGTTGGCGGGAAATGTCACGACCGACACCTCGAGCAACTTGGCGAGTTGCACAACTCGCGTGCCTTTGGTTTCGCCCTTGATCGGTGGCTCGTAGGTTTCCTTTAGACAGATGAACCCGAATGAGCATTGCGTCACAATGCCTGCACGCACCAGCGCGTGCGCTTCCTCGCTTGTGTCAGTGTCGGGCAGATCGCACTCGAAGCACAGACCCGAACGATCCGCATAGACCTTGAGGTTGCCTGCGCTCACGCGACCCATTGGCTTGGCCGTGTCGTGGTTCCAAAGCAAGGCGATCTTGTCGCCGTCGGCTTTGATCGATGCGTCGAAGCATGTCGGCTCGAGACGCTCGTATGTGTTGCCCATGTCATATCGCTCCCAATTCGCTGCAATGCCGTTGAGGCGTAGCGGCTCACCGGGTTGTGGCTCGGTTTGCTCGATGCGTACTGCGCCAGCCTTGCGGGTTTCGATGTTGCTCATAGTTGCTCCTTGTTGGTTTGAATTAGTTCTTGAATCAGGCGCGTGGCGAGTGCCGCCGCCGTCTCGGTGTGTCCTGTGACATGCCAGTCGGCATTGCGTGCCTCGGTCTTGATCGACTCGGCGAATGCGTTGGCGATGGCAATGCCGTCGCTTGCGCGGTCGCTGTGACCTTGCAAAACCAATAGCCCGCGCATGATCGGTGCGATCTCGCTGGCGATGCGTGCGACATCGGGTATCCACTTGGATACCTTTTCTTTTGTGCGGCAACCCTTGAGATACTTGGCTTCTGCTTCACAGCATCGAGTCATTGCTGAGAGTGCGGAAGGAAAGAATAAGTCAACTGCACGGTCAAGTGGATTGACGGTCGACTTCAACTCAGTCGGGTCGATGTCGACCGACGCTGGCACAACATCCGACGGCGACTGCTCAAACTGTGCTTCGGTTTCAGTTGTTACATTCGGCGAAGCAGGTGCAGCCGCCGTCGGTGTGCTCGTGTTCAGAGGCAAGCGGATCGACTCGCCGCCTTCAACGGCTGGCAATCCTTCACGCGCTCTGATTTCGTTGGGGGTCAAGATGCCGTTGGTGACAGCGACTGCATACGCGCTGAAGCGTGTGCTCATGTCGCCGCGCAACAGATCATCAAAAGAGATTCGGGTCGTAACATCGTCGCCGCGCTTGATCAACTTGCGATTGACTTCCTGCTCGAGTCGAGCAGCCCAACCCGCAAGTGTGCTTTGCACAAAGACTGCATTGGCTTGCTCGGCTGACGAGTACGACACGCCGTCGTTGTCGCCGACGCGATGCGACGGCACATTGAATGCAGCGGCGATCTGTTGGCGGCAGAACTTCTTCATGCTGTCAAGGTCGCTGTCTTTGGCGTTTGTGCTGATTGCGTCGTACTTGAGACCTTCCTCAAGAATCGCAACCTTGCCCGCGCCTTGTGCGCCCGAATGCACTCGGGCAAATGCCTCGCGCAATCTGTTCGCACCTTCTGCGCTGAGTCGCCCTGGCATCGAAAGCACGCCAGCGGGTCGACAGTTGTTGGCGAAGAATCTAGATGTGAACTCCTGCAACTCCAACTCCATACCGATCAAGTCGCGCATGCGATGGATTGCCGCTTCGCCGAGCATGCCGTCTGCGCTTGGCCCGACTACATGCAGAATGTCGTATGGTCTGAACTTGCGTTGCTTGATTTCCTCGGATGCCTTCTCGTCTGCCTTTCCAGTCCAGTACTGGTAATACGGCTGATTGGCAGCGTCTCGCATCATGTACATCAAGTCGGGTCGCAGTCGCTCCATTCCGATCGGCGTGCCGGCGGGATTGCGATTGATGAAAGCAAACGAATTGCCATACAGCAAGCAATCCGAAATTTGAGCCTCCCGCATAACAAACGAGGTCATGTCTTCGTTTGCCTCGCAGTTCAGCAGGTGATACACAGGATGCGTGACATCATTGCTTGCGCCGTCTGCGCTGTTGCGCAACACTTGCCACGGCATGCGAGCGAGAGTCTGCGAGATCAATCGCACGCAGGCGTAGACAGTCGGCGACTCCATTGCATTGTCGGGCGAAATGGTCTTGCCAGTCCACGCCCACGAACTCACATAGGACTGGATGCCGCCGCCGATCGGCTGACCGATTGGCGTTGTGTCCTCAAACATAGATCGAGGCGGGGCTTTGCCGAGAGCGCGTGTGATGAGATCGATTAGACCCATTGCATATTTCCTTGTTCGTAGATGGAGGTTGGTGTTGCGTCTTTGTGCACCATGCACGCCAACGCCGTGACGAGCGCGGCGATGCAATCGATGCGCTCCGTCGAACTGCTTTTCGATGGTTTAATGTTGCCTGCGGGATCGGTGTCGATCATCGTGTTGGCCATGCACCAGTCGGCGACTGGATGCGCGGCGTGTTTTAATTTCTTGCCGAGCACGAGTGCCTCAAGTGCTTTACTTGGTTCGCTCAGGGTTCTGTAGCCCTGTCTACATTCGAGCATTGGCAGACCTTCCTGCTGTAACCCGACTGCGAACTGCGT